TACTAGCCATGCAAGGGAGGTATACAGATGCCATTAAAACCACGAGAGATGGAAAAATTAATCCTTGCAGATGGATGGATATTCAAAAGCCAGGAAGGTTCCCACCGGCACTACATACATCCGGAAAGGCCCGGAAAGGTTACCATACCCTTTCATCAGGGAAAAGACCTTCCCAAAAAGACGGAGAATTCCATCCGCAAGCAGGCGGGGTTAAAATAACCTCCGCCTGCCTTCCCTAATAAATTCAGGAGGTGTGTTTTATGTTATCCATGTACCCGGCCTGCTTCTTTCATGAAGATGATGCCTATTCTGTTGTCTTTCCAGACCTGAACTGGCTTTCCACCTGTGGAGATAACCTGGAAGACGCCATGACAATGGCGATTGACTGTCTTGCCGGTTATATTTACAGCTGCCCGAGAGAAGGAGAGACTGTTCCCGCCCGGTTAAA